GCCAGTTCAATATGCAGCCAATTAGGCGAGCCCTGGTACGAGCCTGCATTGTCATCAGCTGTAAAGATTTTGACACCAGCCTTGCCTTCGCCCCTCGAGCACCTGTAGCCAGCGCCGTACTCACCATAGGCGTACCAGTGCATCTCACATAGGCCAAGGGCCTTGGAGTTGGCAAGGAACCAGTCCCAGATAATACGTGCCTGGGCTTCGTCTTTGTATTTCAAGTCTGCTGCATAGCCAGTTGCGTGCACCGATAGCCCTGCATTGTTTCGCATAGGCCTATTGGCGTATGTGCCTAGTGACGTCATGCCCCAGCGCGCTTTGCATAGCTCTACCAGTTTGCTTGTGACTGGCTGTGTGCCTTTGCCGTCCCAAGATGGGTAGTAAGGGTAAACGCGGTTGGTCATACTGGTGGGTCTTTGGGCTTATCTTTAAGGCCGTTACCAGCAAGCAAGCCAATGAGGCCACCAGACAAGGTGAGCAACATACTGCTAAGCACCGATATTTGAGCCGCGTCTAGTTCGGCCATTTTCTCAGGCTGGGTTACAAATAGCAGGCCGTAGAGGATTGTGAACACTGAGCCTACAAATGAGAGCGTTAGCCCGATTGCCACAATCATGACGATGCGTGCTTTGATTTCTTCGTTGCTGTGTCTGTTGTCTGGTTTCATCGGCATTTGGCTCCTGTTGCGTATCGGGGTGCGGTTGTAGTTTCGGGTGTTGATGATGCTGTGACGCCAGATAGGGCTTTGTTTTTGGTTGGTGGGCAGTTGAGGCGTTCACGGTCTGAACATGCCGTGAGCGATGCACAAATAACCAATAGAATCAGGCTTTTTTTCATCATGTTGCGCCAATGTCTTCAATGACGTATGTCGAGTTTGCCGACCCCGCGTTTGTGTTGAATGTTCCAGCGTTACTAATACCGTATGCGCGAACTTTTCGTAAGGTGCTTCCTGATATGCCTGTTTCAAGGTAAGTCAAAGTAATTGAGTCTGTGTCCCCTGCAGGAAACAAACGACGGGCCTGATATTTGACAGTGTTTGCAGCATCAGTTATTTCAATTAGTAACGGATTAAATCCCGCGCCTGAGTACACGTCATTTAACGTCAAAGTGACCTTGTAAATGCGAGTTGACAACGCGTTCCACGTGATTGTCATACCTGTAACGTCGCCACCGACTGCTGTGATTGCTACGGCTGTTGTTGTGTTACGGACATAGCCGCTGCCTGATGTACCACCTGCGGTTGCTGCAACGATGCCCCAAGGAAGGTTGTTCATCTGTGCAGCCGTAAGGATTGCTCCTGATGTGAAGGTTGTATTACTTGCCATGTTGTGTCTCCTTTAGAAACTTAAAAGATTGTTGTCGAGCGTTCCAAAGATTGCATCGTCAAGGGTGAGATATTGGTTGCCGTCCGTACTCTCAAAAGTGTACGAAACAATGTGGCTGCCAGGTGTGATGTTATGGGCAATGCCGGACACAATCAGTGTCTGTGTCTCGGTGGCTGGGGTGCCCACAGGGAAGTTTTTAACCACTGTGGCAATACTGGTCATATCAAGGTTCAGCACGATGTTCTGGTCAGTAGCGGATAGAGCTGACATTTCGGTTGCTAGCCCTGTAAACCTGAGCACTGGGTTTTGGTACTTACCGAGCAGATAATTGCCAAGGCCAGCAACCTCTGTGGTGGTGCTGTTTAGCAAATTAGTCAGTGAGTACTGCTGGGCTTGATAAAGCGCGATGCTGGCCGCGTTGCTAGTGGTCTGTATGGCACCTGCGTCAGATTTTGTCGTTATGTAGTTATAAAGCAATTCGTCGCCAAATTGGTTGATAAGCGACTGGTACCTAATGCCTGTGCCGTTAGTGTTAAAAGTAGCGCCAGCCACCGGGTTAAGAACGCTAGACCTGCCCTTAAAAGTCAGGGTGCCGTTAGCGCTCATAAACAGATAGCCCTGCTCGCTGGTGTTAATCAGCTGCAAATAGTTAAGGCAGTTTGTGTCTTGAGAAATAGCAAAAGCGCCAAGGGTGGAACTGCCAGTGTCAATGGCTCGAGCGCCTTGGTAGTTAATTTCGGCAAGGTCTAGTACTGTGTTGATACGTGCACCTGTGGCCTGCGCTGATGGTGTTATAGCGTTGAGCGATTGGTTGGCAAGCACTGTGAAGTTGTCAGAGCATGACGCGTACATCATGTCTTGGTTGCTGATGTCGTAGTTAAGGTTCCAGTCAGTAATTAAGCCTGTGTAAATGGGTATGCCATTAGCCAGGATTTGTACCGGGCATCGTGGCAACACAAACGGGTAGTAAGGGCTAGCCGTGTTGCTTGGGTTAAGCACTTGGCTGGCATTGTCAAAAGCAATAACAGCTGTGCCAGCATTGAACTGGTCTAACTGGCGTGAACGGCCACGAGTAATGCTGACATTTTCCACAAGGCTTGTTAAGTCCACAAAGGTGACACCACCCAAAGTGCCACGCCCTGCAGTATCAAGGACACCATAAAAGGCATCGTCAAGCATGAACGGGGTACCAAAACCAGTAGTGCTCTGAAAGCCCACCAGCACCTGCATTGTAGGAACACTCATGCTGGGGCAAATACCGTTCCGCTGCGACGTTGGGCTTTTTGGATGGCTGCAATAATGTCCTGACCTACTTGGTCTGGTGTGCTGACGAGTCCAGCGTTCACTGTGATGTTCATACCCAAGCCACCAGCTTTATTTAAAGGAATAACAGCCTCTGGGCCTGCCTCACCAATAAGCGCCATAGTCGGACTAGTAACAATGCCACCAGTAGCCATTGCTTTATAGTCAAGGCCTGCAGGGTTAGAGCCACCATCGCCACCACTGTCGCCACCCATACGGCCAAAACTGACAGCGCCAAGAGTGCCAATATCTTTGCCAGGCTTAATCAAGTTAATACCCTTGATAACCAAGTTAATCATGGTGATAAATGCGTTAGCCATAAACTCAAAATAGGTAGCAACACCATTAATCACTGTGCGCACTACAGCTCTAAAAGTGTCAAACTTTTTGTAGGCCATAACGATGGCAACGCCGAGCGCAAGAATGCCGGCAGTGATTAGCACTACAGGGTTTAATGCCATAGCTGCATTTACTAGCACAATGCTGGCTGCCATAACACCAAAGGCTGCAGCGACAGCTGTGATGAGTGTTGGGTTGTCTTGTGCCCACGTGGCAAACGATTGCAATACTGGCATGGCTTTTTCAAGTATTGGCAACAGTGCAGCGCCGACACCTTCCTTAGCCTCGCCAAGAGCAACACCTAAGCGCTTCATAGAACCTGCAGCAGTGTTAGCAGAGTCAGTGGCTGCACCACCAAAAGTGACAGCCATCTCGGCCATGACTTCATCCATAGACGCGCCGTCTTTAATCATCTGGCGTAGCTCTGGCGACAATTTTGCTAGGGCAGTCATGTTGCCGCCATACGCCTTTTCCATAGCCTTAGTCACTGTCTCAAGGCTGATGCCTTTAGCAGCTGCGATATCCATAGACAAGTTGGCGGCCTTTTGGGCTTCGTCAATGTCCATCGTGGCACGTACAAGTCCAGCCATCGCCGGGCGTAACTCATCATCAGTAACGCCTTTAAGTTTGCCTTGCTGAGTTATGTACGCCTCGACGCCAGCAATTTGTGCATCAGTGGCTGCAGTGGTTTTTTGTAGCTGACGCGCCAGCATTGCCTGGGCTTGCTCATCTTCCATCGCGCCCTTGACTGCATCACCAAGGCCAGCAACTAAACCACCAAGTGCAACGGCTGCATATTTGTTTGCCTTGCCAAGCGCGTACTTAGCCTTGGCTTGCGCGCCTTCTAAATCCTTAAAGCCCTTCTCGGCTTCCTTTAATCCCTTTGGGTTAAAGCTGGTCAAAATTGGTAGGTAAATAGCCATCAGGTAGCAGTCCTTGCTTGTAGTGCGCGGTTAGCGTCAGCGATTACTTCATCAACGGCTTTCATAATGTCAGCCGCGCCTTGCTCTGCAATGAATGCTCGAGAGCGCCACAAGCCACGCTGAGGCCTACCAAATACGTTAGTTAGCAACTTAGAAAAATCGCTGACATTCTTTGTTCCTGCCTGGCTGAACAGTGCGCCAGCTGCATCTTTCTGCACCAGGGTGACTAGCGGTGTTATGCCTTGACCACGTGAACGGCCACCAACCATAATCTGAACGCCCTTATCCACCTTGGTCTTATCGTATCCCAGACGGCCTTTATTGCGCATGCCGTGAATCATTGAGATACCAATTTCAGCAGGGAATTGCTTGCGGCCTTCCTCAAGCATTGCTGGACTACTGGCTTTAATCTTGGCTGCAGCCTTAAAGCGCGCTGACTTGTCTAACTTGCTGAGCTCTGACAGTGCCTGTTTTAGGCCTGTTATCTCTGCAGTAGTTTCAAGGCTCATGGCTTGCGGCTTTCGTTTAACAGCTTGATTGTGGTATTCAAGTCGGCTATGTCAAACTCTACAGCAGGTGGCCACCAGCCTGTGGCTACTAAAATGCTGGCTAGGGAATTGCGGTAGGTTCCGCTTGGGTAGGGTTTGCCGGGTCATTATCTACCACTTCTAAAGTGACCAAGCGTTTAATGAAGTCGTCAAGTACTACCGGCTGCGGCAGCGCAAGGACATGCTGAGGCACAGTTTAACCTGGGTCATTACTACAATATTGGCGAGGGGGTTGGCAATTCTGTGACCGAAGCTGT